TGAAAAATCTGCATGAGATTTTCTACTTTTGTGCCTTGATTTGCTAAGATTAGACAATGCGCTCTTTGACGCACCTGCAATTTTTTACTTTGGCAATAAATTCGTTTCAGTAATTTAGCGGAAAGAGAATTTATTTCTCTGAAAAATATCATAAGTAATCGAAATTAATCTACAGCCTCTCTAGCTTAACATATTATTGCTTATTTGTGTAATTAATTTTGTCTTATTACTTATCGATGAAATCCTCGGCTTAAAAGACCAAATTAAAAAGCTTGAGAGCGAGAACTCTACTCTAGAGGAACAAATCGAGTTAATGGGGGGATATTAGGGGAAAATCAGTAAACAAGGTTGTTTACTGCTAAAATAAAAAACAGAAATTGACACCATAACTGGTACATAACTGATAAAGCTAACCCCTGTAGAGACTACAGGGGTTTTTTGTTTGTTGGTTTGTAATTAGATTGTAGATAAGGATATTAACAATGGAAGTCTTGATATATATAGGTTTCAGACTTTGTTGATGTTGTTAACGCTATCCCCCAATATTATTTTTTTGTGTTCTTATTGCTGACCTCGATTAATTAGATTGTTAGTTTGTAAATAGGTTGTAAATACCCTTATTAACAAAAATAAAAAGGATAAAAGTATTGATATATATAGCTTTCATTATTTCTGTACTTCTTTGTTGATATTGTTGATGATTACCCCGTGTGTATTTTTTTGTTTTACTGTTGAGCCTGGTGTTTTCTTATTGTTGACCTTGTTTGTTTTCTTTATCTTTTTTCTCTCCATAGAGCATCAACAATATCTACAAAGCCTAAAACCTAGTCGGGGTAAGGGTTTTGATTGTAGATAACCTTATTAACAATTGAATTACAAAAAGAACAAATTAGCGATAAAGCACTTCTCGCCTCTAAAATCCTCTAATTACCCCAAAATACGGCTTTTTGTCAATAGAGTCAGTTTTGCGTTTAATCACTTTTATTGCTGACTTTGCTGTATATCTTCTTTTCTCTCTTTTCCTCTATAAGGCATCGACAATATCTACAAAGTCTAAAGCCTATACTCAGCAAGGGTTTCGATTGTCGATAACCTTATTAACAATCTATCTACAACCTAACAACCGCTCTGTAGTATTTGTAGTATATGTAATACGGATAGATAAAAAAAATACCGCTCCCTCGTAGGGCGGTAATCCAAGTCAATCTTTAAAAAAATTCTCTCATAGTCTTAATAGAATTGTCAAGACAAAAAAATAACCGCGCTCCCGGGTGCGGTATAAAAGAGCGCGGCGGTGTAAATATGTTTTCCTTTTAATTATATCTCAAAAAAGAAAATTCAAGATATAATAATACAAGAAACAGTACACATCTCATCGATGGCTCAAAAAGTCCTTACTGGTAACTATTTTCTTAAAGGGCAATCGTATCCTACGATTGCCAGTGAAATTGTTATTGAGATTAAAAAGGGTTCGACTTGGGATGAGGAGTTTTTTATTCAGGGAGATTTTACTACATGGAACATTAATTTTTATGTAGCAAAGCAATTTGGAGAAGATCGCATGGCAGTCGGTCGGATCGATGGGTTGCAATTTGGCAATTTTATTTTACCTGCTTATGAAGAGGGAGAAGACCCAATTGAATATCAAAATTATACTTATTTTCATTTAATTATCGATAGCAATATCACTGCTGAGATGGACGTTACTCCTGTCGCTTTTAAGGAAATCGGACAGCCAAAAGTGGGAAGAGATTACTGGCAAGCTGACTTAGAGGCATCTAAAACTATTGCTAATCGGCTCGTTGTTGAACCTTTAGGACTAGATTTAATTCCCGTAGTCGTTAGGGGGGAAGTTTGATGCCAATTGAAATAACTGGAAGTTCTAGGCAAGTAATTGTTTCAGCTACTCTTGGAGGTGCTGGATGGTCGCCTATTTTGTCCCTAGTTACTGATGGTAATCGCCGGGTTTTTCAGGTAGTTAATTGGGTAGGAGGTTCAGGTACTCCTCCAGCAACGGGTGGGTATATTGGGATATCTGGATTAGTTTCTTCAATTAGCTCTGCTGTTGATGTTCGGGGTTCTCCTGGACTACCGGGAGAGGGAAGTGCTTTTTACAAGCATACTCAATCGCCTGCATCTGCAACCTGGACAATTATTCATAATTTAGGCTTTGAGCCACAGACTCAAGTTTTTAGTTCAGGGGGAGTAAAAATAGAAGCTTTTGTACAAAACCTTTCTTTAAATACTACTCAAATTATTTTTAGTAGCCCCTTTAGTGGTTATGCAATTTTATCGAGGTAAAAATCATGACATTCATCGAATTTTGGTCTGACACCGAATTTAAGGGAAAAATTCGGGCTTCTGTTGCCCCAGAAAATCCTAACGATTTGGTCAATTTTGGTACTTTAAATGCTCTTCTGGAAGGGTTTGATTACAAGGACGCAGTATTTGCTTCTGCCCCATCAAATATCAATTTAAATGCTCCTGGCTCGACAATTGGTGGGGTAACTATGAGTTTAGCCAATTCTCGCTTTATTGCCGCAAATCAAACTAATAACACAGAAAACGGGTTATACAATTGGAACGGAGCTTCTGTTGCAGCTACCCGCACTGCTGACGCTAGTACAGGAGCCGAACTCAGAAACGCAATCGTAACTGTTGCCTCTGGTAGTGGGAATAACGATGAGGGCGTGACTTACAGGCAGATTACTCAATCCGTGACTTTGGGAACTTCTCCTATAATCTGGCAAGTTCATGGGGCCGGAGTTCCTGACGCAAGTGAAACCACATCGGGTAAAGTACAGCGTGCTACTTTAGCCGAACTAGAAGCGGGAACAGACACAGCCAAATATGTCACCCCTTCCTTGCTTGCCAGTTGGTCCGGAAGACGGCGATCAGTAACTACTAATCCTTTTGGAGATGGCACTAATACGGTGTTTGTGATCACACATACGCTGACTGATACTAATCCCAGCGTAGAAGTAATTCGCAATAGCGGTAATAGAGATACTGTAGGAGTTTTTACGGAACGATTGAGTAATACTTCAATCCGTCTAACTTTTGCCTCTACAGCAGTACCTCCTGTGAATGGATTTGTAGCCAAATTACTAGCTTAGTATTGTGAAAGAATTTCTTGGGCCTACTGATACTTTAGATTCGATTACTACAGCCCGATGGGTTGCTAGTCGGTTGCAAAGCGAGATAGTAACTCTTACGAACGTTTCTGCTGCACAGCAGATTCCTGTTAGTTCTTTTCTAAGAGAAATTACTCTTTTAGAAGTGCGAAACTTACGCACTTCTGCGGGAAGTGCTACAATAACTTTTAGCTTTGGTAGTGGTGTTTCTTTTGGGGCAATACCAGGACTATCTAACCTATCTCTTACTACTGCCCGGGCTAATTTTACAGTATCCGGACAAGGACAAATTATTACTACTGCTCAAGAAATTCGATTCGATATTACCAGCGTTACTGGTGGACCATTGAGTATCCCTTTTTTGTTAATTTTTCGCGAAACACCGTCGCTAACTTAAATGCCTAATAGTTTAACTGCTCAAAGCTTATTTTTAAATAGTCCCGAATATATTGAAAGATACCAAATTGCGCTAACAAATGTATCTGGGGCTTTTAATGAAAAGTCAATTAATTCAGCTTTTTTTGATAGTGAAATCAAGCCTAATTTAATTGATGATAAATCTGTCCGATTTTATGTTTACAAAAGGATTCTATCAGAAATGATCGTTTTTAATCCTTATGTCAAGCTGAATGTAGCTAAATTGGGAATGACGGCAGCAGTGTTTGGGGAAGCTCCAAGACTCGCGCTTTCTATTAATATTGGAGATAAATTAAATCCGATTTCTGAATCGGATATTTTGCAGGCAGTAACACAGCAATTTAATGACGAGAATCTGTTAGCTCAATTGTTGAATCAAAATATTCTCAAAGTGTCTGCGGTTTTTAATAATTAGGTCTTGTAGGAGTTTTGTTATGTTTGAATCTAAAAAATCACAAAAATCGCAATTGTGGACACCAGTAGAACTAAAATCTAAAAGACTTTATCTCTGGTTTGACGCTACTGATAATACTACTTTTGGTTGCGATAAAAATAATAGTATTTTTATCTTAAAAGGTAGAAGTAATCAGCATTTTCTACAAAAAGTATTTGCTTTCTTTAGAAAAGCAGTAATTAATTTGATAGCGATTTTTAAAGGTCTGTAATTTTAATTAATGCTAATAATTGATGCTAGTCCCCGATTATGGACACCCGCAGATTTACCTATTGGAACGCTTTCAGTGTGGTTAGATGCGGCTGATTCAAGCACTATTACAATTGCCACAGGCGTTAGTCAATGGCGCGACAAAAGTGGCAATGACGCACACGCAACTCAGACAACTGCGGCGAACCAGCCTGTCTATTCCCAGACTGAATTTTTTGGACTGCCGGGTATAACTTTCGACGGATCAAACGATAGCTTGTCAATTTCTACCACGCAGATACAAAACACAACTCACGGTGTGTATTGGATCTTTGTCCGTCGCGGTGCTGGCACTGGTGCAGATACCTACAGGCCCAGCGTCAGCGTTCTCACTAGTTCTTCTGACCGTGGCGGGCTGCATTACGTGAAGAACAGTAACAATTTCGGGGCGTCGTATCCGTATTACTCTCCAGGCCTCTTCAGTTACGACCTCAATTCCGGCACGGCATACAACAATACCAACGCGCAGGTCATGGCATTCCAGAGCAACGTGACAGGCTGGGGCGTGTGGCGGAACGGCAGTTTGGAAGGAACCACAAACGGGATTAGCGCACCGAATAACATGAACCTTGGTTTCACTTTAGCCGCGCAAGCAAACGCGCCTCGCTTTTCAAATATCACAATGACCGATTTTATTCTGTTGAGAACAACAAATACTTCTATCCGTCAGATTGTTGAAGGCTATCTCGCGTGGAATAGGGGCTTGACCGCCAACCTTCCCACCGCGCATCCTTTTAAAAATCGTCCACCTCTTGTTTCTGATATTTAAGGTAAAATAAAATCAGAAAATATTTGGAGAATTTAAATTGAATTACAGAAAATACTTAGCTGGAATTAGTATTCCACCAG